TGGTATTACCAGGCGTTGAATTTCGCACATCGGCCGAAACGCTAAAAACAGCACCTGCTGAGCAGCTAACAGTGGTTACTCGTGTCCAACCAAAATCTATGACTGTCCATACACCTTTGTAAATGTATAGAGAGTTACAAATGTTCGTTGTTCCCTCTTCTATCATCACTGCTTGTTTAAACTTGCCTTGTTCGAAACGCGGCTGGTTGACAGCCACCTGGGTGCTGTCGGAAAGATAGGCAACGCTATTACGAGTGAAAACAGGAGGAGTCGCGCTATCGATACCCAGCCACGGCTGAATTTTCTGGTTTGGTTTTAGCAATTGATGGAATGGGCTGCCGACACTATCTGCATCGTAACGCCGATCGTCGTTGCGCAGTCGTATCGTTATTTCGTTTGCCGATATGGCTCCCAGCGGAATTGTCCCCATTCCTACTTCTCGTTCTTCGAGCAGTGAAATCTCTACCAGGTCGTCGGGTTCGTATATTTGTTGCACCGAAGTGAAAAACTCCAGTATTTTTGCTTGCCTGCCTTGATGGCTCCATTTCGTTATGGAGAGTTCTTGCTTCACTACGCCGGTAATGGGGTTGGCCAACGGCTTTTTCCAGTGAATTTTGGTGTTGCCAACAACTGTCTCGGTATGTAACAATACATCTCCCTTCCCATAAAGTTTTATCACAAAGTCCACTGGCCACTCTTGCCGTTTGCTATCACCAGAGATGCTAAAGTCGTTCACTGGTCGTGGAAAGTGTGTAACGGCCAGCGTCGGGTGGGGTGCAGCAAAGGTTGCGTTGGGGGCGATTGCTAATGTTTTGCCCCACCAGCCCATCTGCGTTGTAACTGCTTCCGCTGGCGATGGTGCAGGGTGATACGTACCGTCTAGGACGGTACTGCCATCTAGGCTGGCGTATTTATATGTAGGCTCGATCAGTGCGTCAGTAGTCTGATCGGGGTAGGAAACATTAGCATTTTCGTTTGCAGCAGCTCGGATAGACTGATCCATCAGGGGATCCGTAAAATTTATAACAGCATGCCCATAAACACGCCGCTCGTCAGCACGGATGGAGTTTTGAAAATTTTCGGGTACAGAATACATTTACCATCCCCCCTTGTTCATTGCTCTATCAGTCCAATCCTTACGCCTTGCCAATATCGCATCCCGTCAACCATATACCACGCTGATTCAGTTATATCTCCCACATACACCGTTATCGTTCTTTCGCCGCCCTGCGGGTCGGGATAGCGCAAGGTGTGAAATACTTTCGATTCTAAATTGTTTAAAATTGCCTCCAGGTCAGGGCCAGATATCAGCTCATATTCTAGAGTGATAGCTCGCTTAATGGCAATGATTTCCATCACCATTTTGCCAGAGCTGGTACGCTCCGCACGGCTGATGCGATGAACGCCTATGTCAAGCTTGGTTGGTTCAGCAATTTTTACCTCATTAAGCCAAATCACACGACTACACCCCCACTGGCCGTATCACAGATACGCCTACCCGTTGGCTCTCACGGATAATCGCTGGCAGAACAGCTCGGCCAACCCGCGCACCGTCAATCTCCAGTACCACTTCTTGCTGTCTTTCATGTCCCTGCTCAACACGGTTAATCCGAACCGCATCTCTGACAGCCAGATATACCGCTTGCGCTACAGCATCTGCCAAATGGCCAGCCCCAGCACCGCGCAGCGGCACCACCGCTTCGGGGCCAGCCTCACCCAACAATGCCAACGTGGGTTTGGCAACTACGCCGCCTGCGGCAAGATGCGGTATCTCTTGTATCTGCGGCACACGAACATTCCAACCGCCAAACGTGCCCACAAAAGGTATATCAACCTCTGGTACGCGGAACTCTATCCTGTTCCAGAAGCGGATGAACCGATTAATAAACGCAATGATGCTGTTGATAACTCCACGAACAATATCCTTTACACCTTGCCATTTATCACGAGCCAGGATTCTAATCCTTTCCCAGGTGCTCCCCAGTGCAGTACTGATGCTATCCCATCTCCTGCTAAGCCATTGCGCTAACGATTCTGTTTTGTTGGATATGATGTTTTTGACGCTTTCCCACCGCTCCTTAGCTGCAATGTTAATAGTCGCCCACTTCTCTATCAGCCAGCTTGAAGCAGAATTCCACTTCTCCACTAGCCAGTCTGTTGTTGCCGTCACAGCATTATTAATAATCTGCTTGATGCTTTCCCACTTTTCAGCAGCCCATGTTTTGATTGTTTCCCATTTTTCAACAAGGAAACTTGAGACGGCCGTCCATATTTCTTCGGTTTTAGCTTTAATTTTGTCCCAGTTGAGTGCCACCACAGCTGCTACCAGTGCAATAGCGCCCAATACCCATCCGATTGGTCCCAGAGCAATAAACCAAGCCGCGGCTACCTTGGCGGCATGGAACAATGCTTTTGCACCCATCCATGCCCATCGTGCCGCAATAACTGCGAAAGCTACCGCTTGCTTGGCGGCACTTGCCACTGCAGCTGCAGCGCTCATCGCCCAGGCTTTAGCCATGCGAGCGGCGGTTGCAAGAGATGCAGCTGCAAGAGTTCCGAGCTGCACAATGAGACGTCCGACATGTACCAGCAGCACGCCTGCGATAACATAGCCTATCATCTCAATAACGGGTCTAGCTCGCTGCATCGCAGCGGTTACGGCGTCCCATCTGCTAGCCAACTTGTCGAGCGGGCCTGCTGCTTCCGCCACGTCAGGTAGAGTAGGCGCAGCTACTGCAGGAACAGCCATCTCAGGCAAAGTCATCGCTGCAGCTGCTTCTGCACCTGCTTTAGATACATCTTCCTGCAGTCTGTGAACTTGGTCAAAAGCCATGATGTTCTTTCCTGCTGCTTTGGCTGCTTTTTCTGTAGCTTTGCCCAGAGACTCTTGAGCACTAGCCGCATCCTTGCCCGCATTAGCCACAGCTTGCTGTTGCTGTTGCATTTGGTTAGCTGTGTCTGCTACAGACTGCGATTGTTTCGCTGTTTCCCTTGCAGCTTTACTTGCTGCTGCTAAGCTGTCAGCATATGCAAAAATGTTTTGCGATACCGTCTGTAACGGTGGGATAAGCAAGCCCAAAACACCAACGACTGCGCCTACCATTCGAATCATGAACACGCTAACAGCAGCAATACCGCTGCCCGCATCCGCCCATGCTCGATAGATGACGTAGGCAGTCAATGCTACAGCAGCGCCTTTAATCATAAAAGGTGCGAGAGCAAGAGCAGCGCTCCAAATTGCTTTTGCTGCCATAAGAAACGCTGGGACTAGCGCACCAGCAACAGCGCCAGCCAAAGCAATAACCGCCAGGCGCACCTCTGGCGTAAACGTGCGGTTCAAAATGTTACGTATCCCCTCAGCAGGTGTTGCCGCTCGTCGTATTTCGTCAGCCAGACTACCCAGTGCTCTACCTAACCCTTCTACAAGTCCTTTGATATTAAATGCTTCGATGAGATATTGCCCAGTGGCGCGTGTAATTATCCCTAGCTGGTCTTTAGTTGTACTCCACAAACCAATCAGTGTCCTACTCTGCACTTCCATCGCACCACCGAAATCCCTTGTCATGCCGTGAAGTACGGCTTGAATCCCCACCGCTGCTGGAACCATTCCTCTGCTGACTTTGTCCATTGCATCAGGGATGCCAACGCCTATAGCGTCAGCCAAATATTGCCAGGCAGGGATACCCTGCTCGGCTAGCTGAATTGACATCTCTTCAGCAGTCACTTTCCCTTTGGCGCGCATCTGGCCAAGTGCGCGGATTACACTCTGAATCTCAGCTTCTCCGCCTCCCAGCGCAGCAACAGCATCTCCCACACTGCGCATGATTGGGACGACTTCTTCGGCCTGGAAGCCAAAAGCCAGCAGTCTTCGGCTAGCATCTATCAGTCCAGGCAGCTCGAACGGTGTAACAGCAGCAAAGCGATCCAACTCTTCAAGGAAATCCCTGGCCTTCTCACCGCTTTTGAGCAGCGTAGTGAAGGCAATCTCAGTCTGCTCCCACTCAGCAGCCATCCTGATCGCGGCACTGCCCGCGATGCTAGCAGCAGCGCCGACAACAGCCAACGAGGCAGCAATGGCCGCGGACACGTCCTCTGCTGCTTCAGCAGTCTCTTGTAGTTGTCTGCGCGCTCCTTGCATTTCTCTGCGGAATTGTTCTGTTCGTGCTAGCATTCTGACGATAAGTGTGCTTGCCATTATCGCTGCCTCCTGCTTCGTTTTATTCTTGCTTTCTGTTCAGCGCGTTTATACGCCGCTTCCTTTTCCTTCGCTTCCACCATGCAAAATGCTGCCCATTCCGCAAACTCTCGAGTAGTCATTCGCTGTTCAAGCTCAGCCACCATCATGCCTAAGTCCCGCGCCAGACGAAACATAAAAGCCCGCTCTGCTTGGTCGGGATTACGTTTCGGATCCTTCATTCCTAGTGCGAAATGTCTTCACCATCGCCTTTTGAGCCGCGTCACTCAAGCCAGCGACATCCATAATTGCCTGCAATACTTTATCCACCGCTGCAGCAGATTTTTGTGCCAATTGCTCGGCCTGCTCTAGTGTGATTTTTGGCTCAATCATGCAATGAGCCAGGAGTAAGATTTCCATCCTGTCAGGGTCAATTTGTCCAGTGAGCGGATCCATTGCTTGTCTGCGGAGCTGTTGCTGCTCTTTTTTTGTAAGGCCTTTTACCTTTACAGTTCCGCCCCAGTCGCTGACGTGTACAGTTTTTGTTTCCAAATCGGACGCGGCTAGGATTTCGTCTATAGTCAAAATTTTCTCCGACATTTAAATCCCTCCATTTCGGCTTAGAAGGTGCCTCTAGTAACAGGACCAGTCACCTGTAGCTCGGCAGAGAACGAAGCCACATCGTCCACGCCCGTGTCAACGCTATAATTAGTTAATAAGCAGGTGCCGTTGTATTTTGGGTTGCCGACAGCGTTTCCCGAAGGGCCGTAGGTAAATGCAATGTTGTCCTTCCCTCTGATACCGCTCAGGTGCTCATCTACTGTAGGATGGAACCTGCCTTCTAAGCTGATTGTAGCGTTCTCTAGCCCAGCCAAATATGACTTTGCCGTCGCACCCAACGTGGTGATTTCCGCCGTCTCTACGTCAGACGGGAAGCTCACTGAAGTGATGTATTGGCTAATATCCGTTGGTGCGTTGGGTGTCGCCGCTGTTCCTAGTGAGATGTGCGCCTTAGATCCGTGCACAAATGCCATTATTGTTCACCTCCTATTTTAATAACGGCCAAATGCCGTAAAGAAAGTAAAACTCGGTCCTGTGCCTGTGATGTTCCAGGCGGCGCGGACGTGGCGTTCGACTGTTCCAGTAACAGTGACTCGCTGCGCGTTGTTGTCAGCCGTCACTGCCGCGAACGTGATTAAATCTGCCCAAGTCACAGCATCAGCGCTATGCTGAATTTTTACCGTCATGCTCGGTGCTGTGCCAGAGACAGTCGTTACCTGCAGGTAGCCAACGCCGCCTGTTGCTGTTGCCGCTGCTGCATTATCTCGACTTACTCCACTACCCGTCGCTGTTTCGGCAGCTAGCGGGTGAAGTATCTGCACCCTCTCGCGTCCCACGTCTGACTGCGCTTCGACGGAAACACTCACCAAATCATCCGTTGGCGAATCGATTTCATAGTTCGTCTCCATCGCCAGTAGTCCGTAACCGAAACCACCGTCAATATCGCCCATAGGCAACCAATTCCAGACCACTGGAGTGCGTCCCCGCAGTGCGGCATGGAACACTGCGTCCGTTGCTCCGACAGCACCAGAGAAGAGCCCCTCGGCACTTAGTGTTGCGTTTTCTATGCCAGGCTCGTATGCCTTTGCCGTCGCACCGAATGTAGTGCTATCGTGCATTTCCATCTCAGACGGTCCGGACACGCTCCTAAGAAACGCACTCAAGTCATATCCGTTGGCATATATCCTCGTTTTGGAACCGTGAACAAAGCTCATTTCCTATCACCTTCTTTGCT